CCCTGTACGATGTGTATATCCCTGCATCGCGTAGAACTGCCCGGCAAGTTCAATTGCGGCATCAACCAGTTCGCGATTTGTCATAGTTTCCTTCTCCATCACATCCTCCCAATCTTCTTACGCAATTCCATCTCACCCTGACAACTGACACACATCGTGCATCCCGGATACGCTTTCCGGCGCTCATCGCTCATGAAAATATCAGGAACGACTTCTTTGCAGCCTAATGCGAATGCCACAAGCTTATTAATGTCTTTGTCACTCAGCTTTCTGTAATCCATCACACTGGCTTCTCTGCTTCGGAAATAATGTTGTCCGTGGCGAAAGTGGATATTTCCAAATCTCCGTCACGCATACGGATAATCATGTTGTGCAAAGGCATGCCGTCGCACTGCCTGTTAAAGGTGGAGTGGTATTCTGCGCGACTGTGGGCCATCCACTCGTCCGGGTCGACGTTGTAAACCTTGCCTTTCGTTAGCTCCATCACATCACCCTCGCTTATCACATTTAACGCACCAACCACTAAAGCATTTACGTCCGCAGTGTTTGCATATAGGCCACATCACATCCTCCCAATCTTCTTACGCAATTCCATCTCACCCTGACAACTGACACACATCGTGCATCCCGGATACGCTTTCCGGCGCTCATCAAGTAACTTGTCACCGCACTCCTCACAGTGCGTTGCTGATACTGCTGAGTGGTTGAGTCTGTGCATATTCAGTGCCGCGTCACGCTGCAAATCTTCAAGCGTTGATGCGTTATCGATAATGTCAGCCATTTTCAGTGCTCCATGAACTGTCGGTTAATNTCTTACGCAATTCCATCTCACCCTGACAACTGACACACATCGTGCATCCCGGATACGCTTTCCGGCGCTCATCAAGTAACTTGTCACCGCACTCCTCACAGTGCGTTGCTGATACTGCTGAGTGGTTGAGTCTGTGCATATTCAGTGCCGCGTCACGCTGCAAATCTTCAAGCGTTGATGCGTTATCGATAATGTCAGCCATTTTCAGTGCTCCATGAACTGTCGGTTAATACGGTTGAAGGTGAACGCGAGAAAATAAAAAGGCCGCATTAGCGACCTTGTGATTTGCGATAGTTTGTTTCTCATGCGGCATTTTCCTGTCTTGCGAATAAGTCCATTTGCGCGGTATCTGCGTTACCTACTATGAATGCCTCGCACGACTCAGAACATGAACCTGCATTATTCCCGCCACCACCTCTAATTGTTGCTGCGATGTCCGCTCGATCGTAATCNCGGTTGAAGGTGAACGCGAGAAAATAAAAAGGCCGCATTAGCGACCTTGTGATTTGCGATAGTTTGTTTCTCATGCGGCATTTTCCTGTCTTGCGAATAAGTCCATTTGCGCGGTATCTGCGTTACCTACTATGAATGCCTCGCACGACTCAGAACATGAACCTGCATTATTCCCGCCACCACCTCTAATTGTTGCTGCGATGTCCGCTCGATCGTAATCAGCGTACATAGCCTCCACACCGTCCAGAGACTGACCTTCGCGGTACATAATCTTGTTTTCCTGTTGGCGGCGTTCGACGACTCGGACATTAGGAGACTCGATAACAGCGCGAAACTTGGCTAGCATCTCTGGCTCATCTCTCATAGCAAGAGCTACTTTGTTGAGTCCCTTTTTAATGCAGAAGACGCAATTTCCGAGATGTTCAGGTATTTGCAGGTCAAATGGCTGGCGAGACCACCAATCAAGAATGTCAGGCTTTTCAAACTCTGTAATTTCTGCCATGAAGTGCTGCTTTGATTTTCTGATGTCGAGAACGCGACCTGCTATTTTTTTTGCTAATTCAGTGTCCAGAAGGAATCTAGGTTCAAGCATAGAAACCATCTCATTAAGACTGACTATGCCAGTCATCTCTCTGTACAGCCCCCCNCCCCCCATCATGTAGTCATCGAAACCCATGCGGCGCATCATCCTGAAAATGGTATCTCCCCATATGCGAGCAGGTTCATCGATTCGCATCCCAAGCCAGGATACATGCTCATCAAAGTTATCCCGGCAGTAGTGGTTGCATACCTCAATCTTCATCGTCCTGGTGCAGAACGCACCGCCAAAATAAGGTGTTCCGTATTTCTCGGTTATATCTATCCATGGTTGAAGGTCAGGTCCAATATCATCGATGCCTATTACTTTGTATCCGTTCCCTTTTCCAAGGACTGGATTAACATCGACACGTAGGCATGTGAGATTTATCCCCCAGTGATTCACGACATCACGAATAAACTGGTAAGTTGCCGGATGTTCGGCTCCGGTATCCATGAACACATAGTGAATATTTTCACCAGCCTTCCTTCTCTTCTCCATCAAGTGAATAAGATATGCTGACGTTCTGCCTCCAGAGAAGCTGACGACATGGTTCATAATTCCTCCCGTTCAGGGTCATATTTACCCCATGCACATCTCTCAATATTCACCTGCAGCCGCTTATCTCCGACCTCTTCGATACTCCTACCGGTAATCTCTGCTACTTCTACGTTGGTGTAGCGCATGAGCGCTGATAGTTCTTCTATGCTCCAGACTTTCATCAGTCGCTCCTTATTTGTCCGTAACGACCGCGATACTTACGCATACGGTCATCAACGTAATCAGGCTCTACAGGTCCAACTACCATCCATCCCGGTCTGAATGACGCTTCTAAATTGGCGTACCAGACTTCCTTTTCGTGCAACTCCAGAAGCCTGTCTTCCATGGTTGGCTTCTGGAAATCGTCATTAGCGATAGCTGCAAAGCAACGAGCCAGCACCTCATCTTTGGTGCCTGATTTTTTAGGCGGGCGCAGATATCCCGCCCCGGTGAGAGGCGCCGACATAGCTAATTCCTTGTTGAGTTAATTCAGAACGGGATCGAATCGTCGAATTGCTGAGATGGTTGATTGTTGGATGGTTGCTGGTTATTGCCTGAAGTGGCAAATCCAATGCGAGCGTTTAATAGTTCGAGAGTTATAGACTGACCGTTTTGCCCCTGGTAAACATCCACCTTGATATTCTCTCCAGTTATTTCAACGATTCCACCTTCAACCAGAACATTTCGGTAGTAGTCAGCTTGCGCACCAGGCTTTGCAAAAACGGCTGCGCTATAGTTCGTCCATTCTTTTTGCTTGCTCTGGCGGTCGTAATACTGAACACCTGCTCGGATATTAAATCCGATGTTTTCACCCGCCTGAAACTCACGAGCTGCTTTGTTTAACCGTACTGTTATTGAATGCGCCATTAAGCGATAACTCCTTCAAGTTCATCTTTTCGAATGTTGTAAACGTCCTGAGCTTTCTGTTGCTCATCAGTACCTTCGAGCATTTTCCATGCTTTAGCGAAAGCTTGTTTAAGTTCATCGACTGAGGTCTTTTGTGCTGCGGCATCAGTGAAGGCCTTCAGGATCTGCTCAGGAGTAGGGGATGGTTTTGATTGTTTAGCTGGCGCGGAATTCTGCTGATGTTTGTGCTCATCAGTATCAGCATCTTTGGAGTCATCAATTCCGAACAATCCGTTAAGGCAATATTTGCGAGCGTAAGAGCTTGTAGCGCCAGTAACCTGAGCGGCATCCATACCTTTTTTGCTTTCTTCTTCTCGCGCCATAGCGGTTGCTGTGTGCTTATTTTCACCGTCCGTGATGGTCGCCGTAGCCTTGACGTAATACCGATCGCCAATCAGCACGATTTCATCGCTAATCGACAGGAAAAGCCCTTTCAGTAGCGGCTTAACTCCTTCGAGAATGTCCTCGCAGCTGCGGTATTTGTATTTGCCGAACGAGTTGTACTGATTCTTTGGCGCATTCAGGTGCTCCTGAATGGATGCCAGCCGCTCATAAAATGTGGCGCTCATAATTACCTCAGAATGGAAGTTCGGAAGGGTTAGACAGGAGCTCGCATTTATTCATGCGCTCACGTTTAGCCATAGACAGGCAGAAGCTTTTCATCGACTTGTTACCTGACTTGCGCCAGTAAAGCGCCTCAGTAACGTGGCACTGGCGTTTAATTCGGCTTAGTTCCGGAGTTCTTGCTAAATCGACAGGAATCATCTTCCACCTCAGTAGTTAATTTGTGTTCTCGGTACCAGGCCATCCATCATCGCCTTCAGGACTTCGATAGCCTGTTCGCGTGAGATGCTGGTATTAGCAGTGAGTGCGTTTACGATTTCAGTACCAACGGCCTTGCGGTGCTTAACATCTGCTTCACGCTTTGCCTTTTCGTCAGAGATGCGCTTCTCTTCTGCCATGCGGGCTGCTTCTTTCGCTTCAGCTTCACGCTTAATGCGATCAGCTTCTTCCTGAGCTTTGCGTTGTTCCGCTTCAATGGCTGCTTTCTTCTCTGCTTCGGCTTTCGCAGCTGCGTCTCTAGCTTCCTGCTCTGCGCGCTCTTGTGCTTGCTTAGCCAGTAATTCAGCCTGTGATCTTGCTGCAATCGCATCCTCTTCACGCTTCTTCGCTGCCGCCAGTTCAGCCGCTGCTTTCTCTTCGGCTTCTCGCTTGGCCTGTTCTGCTGCCTGACGCTTCAACTCTTCTTCATGAGCAATGCGCTGGCGTTCTGCTTCCGCTTTCTTCTCTGCCAGTTCACGGTCGAATGCGTCGTTCATCAGCAAAGCAATTTCATGATCGGATTCGAATTTCTTCCGGTCTTCCTCGGCTTTAATCTTGGCTGCTTCCTCTGCCTTAATTCGTTCCTGTTCAGCCTCCCATTCTTCGCGGGGCTTGAGGATTGCGTCACGAATGGCGTCGCACTCTCGGGTGAAAATGCGCAGCTCTTCCTCAGCCGGTTTTACCGCCTCCTTTAACCGCTTGAGATATTCACGCCCAGGCTTTTCAATGGCTGCTTTGCTGGACCCAACCATGCGGGCCAGACTGCCGATACGGTCACGACCTTTTTTAGTGGTAACGTCTGGCACTTCTTTTGCCATTTCGCGAATCTGCTCAAGATATCCAGCTAAACCACCAGAGGTATAAAGTGCTGGCGCTTGCTCTGGCTTGATTTCAATGACAGTTAAATCCGTTACTTCACTCATGGTCTCTCCTGAAATTTGGTTGTGCGCTTCCCGTCTGCGATAGCCGGACGAGTAGGGGGAATGGGGGTGTGGATTGTGTATTTGAAGCGGTATTAAATTTCGCGGATTAACTCGAAATAACCGCAAGAAGAATCGCTAACTACTGGGGCGCGTACTAATACAGCATCCATATCACCCCAATCTCTGCGTAATTGCTTATTTGATGGCAACTGTCTACCCAAAGCCTCCAACACTACAGCTCTGTCGAAATCGAATTTTGCACGGCCATCCATAACGAAATATTCAAACTCTTGCATAACTACCCCTCAATGACTCAATCCACCGCCAAGCCCGCTGAGATAAACCTCAACGAGCAACTCTTTCGTATAGGTGCGCTCACACCCGCGGTGGAGGTAAAGCTTCCCGCGCTTATGTGCTGATGCTGTCCACGTCGCATCTTTGTGCTTAACCAGCATCCCAGGCTGAACAGCACCGCGGTTAACTTCCTGCGTTCCGTAATGATGTAGGCTCATGATTTACCCTCCACCTGCTGCAATAACCCGGCAATGTGCATCTGCCAGCGGTTCATTGTGATTTTCTCGCGAGGTTTATCGACTGATGAGAGTTGCCACTCGTTGTCGTTGAGTTTTGATGCGTGGTACTGCTTGCCGTTGTGGGTGACTGTCATGATTCAGCCCCCAGATGACCTTTCCTGCGAAGCCACTCAATTACTTCATCAGCGTCAAGGCGATCCAGAATGTCATCGGTATGCCCAGCTTCCTCTGCCGAATCGATGTAGTCATCAAGATCAATGCTTTCGAAAACCGTCTTATCACCAATAGCTTCGAGAAGTTCATGTACGTCAACTGAGTCAATCTCGACGTTAACCACGTCCCACTTGCTACCGCTGACCGTGGCACTTTTACATTTAAATTCGATATCAATTGTCATAATCATCTCCGCGCTTAAGCCGCGCCGCTGAGCTAAAGACCTCTGCATGCAATTTTCATCGCTGCAAGAAATTAAGCGGTGGATAGCCGCCATTCATAACTAAGCGTCCTCTGAGAAGCCGCTGAGGTATGAGCAATAAAAAACCCGCCGGAGCGGGTCATTCTTCTTCCTGTGGCTCTAACTCAGCCAAAAAATATTCATCGGTTGGTAGAGATTCGAGTGGATACGTTTTCCGATGGCGTACAGGGTGATAGCCCTTGTTCGCATCATCGCAGGTAACTCCATAGAATCGCTCATCCTCATCCAACGGCGTATGGTTGAATCCCTCGAACACCTCAAATGTGTTTTTGTCGAAGTCAACCACGTATGCCCACTCGCAAAATAGTGAGTCAGCTGCAAACTCCGTATAGACGCGAACCGGCAATGGCTCACTGGAATCCTGAATTAGTGAAAGAATTTCACCGCCAGTATCTCGTGATAGCGAAGGGTGGTTTTTGCTGAATTTCTTAGCAATTGCGTGATCCACAAATCCGCTACTGCTTTCCATGTCATGCCCAACCTCAATCCACCACGCTTTAATCTGTTCTTCGGTAGGCTGAAATGTCTGCGAAAGCTTTGGAAGAAATACATCTCGGTTAAGTTCTTCACGCAGAAAAGTTAGAATGTCGATACCTTGACCTGATGGATAGCCATCCCACTGACCGTACTGCGCAACTTTGTACTCGCCGTCTTTGACCACGCAGGTCAAGTGTCTTGTTCCCATCGCCTTACCCT